ACTCTCCGTGAAGAACAGCGCAGCCAACAGAGAGGCGCACCACAAGATGGCCAGCATCAGATTCACGCCAAACAGACGCGAACAACTGCTGCAGCTGCTCGAGGCAGGCAAACCAGTTGGCGCAGCAGCCGCTGAAGTCGGAGTCAGTCGCAACACGATTCAAAGCTGGGTAAACAAAGGCAAATCAGAGACCGCTGCAGCTGACGTTCGCGAGTTCAGCAGCGAATACCAGCGCATTATCGACTCAAGGCCAAAGTCTTCAAAGCGAATTACTCCAGCTGGCCTTGTCAGAGACCACGAAGCAGGCAGGCTCAGTGAAGCGCAGCTACTCAGTTTGCTTGAGGAAGCCGCAACGAACCTGAACGTCAAGGCAATTGAGCTGCTGCTTGCTCGACTGGAGTCAAAGAATGCCAGCAACGAAAGCACCGAAGAAAAGCCAAAGACAATCCTCGACGAACTCCAAGCGCTGCGCTCCAGAAAGTCAGCAGGAACCAACTGAACTCGAGGTCTTCAAAGTCTTCTGCGAGCAACTGCTAGTCACTGAAAATGGCGGACAGCTGATCCTCGAGGATTGGCAACTGAAAGTCTTGGCAGACCATTTCAACGGAGCAGTCGAGGAAGTCGTCCTACTGCCAAAAGGCCAAGGCAAGACAACACTCTTTGCCGCATTGACAATCTGGAGCTTGCTAACAACTCCAGACGCACGAATTTACATGGCTGCAGCAAGCCGTGACCAAGCAAGCTTGATGTACCAACACGCGCTCGGATTCGTTGAGCGCTCGCCACAACTGCAGGAACTGATCGCAACGAAACCTGGCTATCGCGAACTCAGGTTGCGCTCCGACAGTGGCTTCATTCGCACTGTAAGCGCCGACTCAAACACGAACGACGGCACAGGCGCGACGCTCGTCTGCGTAGACGAGTACCACAGGCACAAGACCACCGATCTCGTCGCAGTGTTCAGAGACGGCCTCGGCAAGCGAGGCGGTCGAATGGTCACAATTTCAACTGCTGGCGCGAACATGAGAACGCCACTTGGACAGGTTCGCGAACGCGCTTACCTGCTTGAAGATCAAGAGCGAGACGATTTTCACCTTCGCGCAGTGTCACCAGACGGCTCATTCGTATTCCACGAATGGGCAGTACCGGAAGGCTTTGATGTCGACGATGTCGAAATCGTCAAGCGAGCAAACCCATCAAGCTTTGTCACTGTCGAAGAGCTACGCAGACGCTATGAGTCGCCTTCAATGCACAGACGCGAATGGTTGCGCTACGCCGCCAACCAATGGGTCGGAGCGCTCGAGGACGCATGGCTGGAGCCTGGACGCTGGCAAACACTGTGCGACCCAGAACTCGTTATTCCTGACGGAGCAGAAGTCTTTCTCGGAGTCGACATTGGACTCAGGCACGACACTTCAGCAGTCGCAGTCGTTCACCAGCTCCCAGACGGTCGCTTCGCAGTCGAAGGTCAAGTCTTTGTGCCACCAGAGTCAGGCGACCTTGACCTTGCCAAAGTTGAGCAACACGTCATCGCACTAGCAGACCGCTACCAAGTGCAATCACTGACCTACGACCGCTGGGGATTTGCACGATCCGCCCAGTACCTAAGCGACAGAGGCTTGCTTTGCCTCGACATGCCAATGACAAACGAACGCACAGTACCGGCCTGCGCTCGCTTGCTTGAGGCAGTCAACAGAGGCGAACTGGTTCACAACGGAGACCCAGTCTTGCAAGCTCACGTCGAAGCAGGAGCAATCCGCGAAACAGAACGCGGCTGGAGAATCTCGAAGGGCAAGACCGCTCAACAAGGCGGAAAGATCGACCTCTTGATGGCCATGCTCTTGGCGTTCAACACTGCTAGTGCCAGCAACCCCGAAATCACCGTCGAATGGATCTAACGATGCGCTTACGCAAACGTCGAGTACGACTTCACATGAAAGATGGCAACCCATCCATTGAAGGGATTCTCACTGGCACGATTGACGGTCACTTTCTCTTGAAGGCAGCCAAGCTGTTGAAGAGCACTGAAGAGACAATCAGTCTTGAAGGTGACGTAGAGGTTCCTCGAGCAAACGTCTTGCTTTTGCAGAGAGTTGGCCAACAGTGATTCTGCGAACAGCCACAGGAGCTGAACTCGAGATCCGTGACCTGTTCACTGGCACCGACCGAATCCCAAGGCCAGGCGAAGCTTCAGGCGCATGGAGCTACAGCGGTCGAGTAGTCAATTTCGACAGTGCAGCTGGCCTGCCTGCAGTCATGGCAGCAATCAGACTCATTGCTGACACTGCCGCATCGTTGCCGCTGTGTGTCTACCTACCAAATGGTGAAGGCGGACAGGTCAAAGCCAATGACATTCCACAGGCAAACCTGCTCAGTCGCGAACCAAACGAACAGCAGTCAGCTTTCCAAGTCTGGAGTTTTGTTTTCAGCTCAATGCTTGGCTGGGGTGGCGCGTACCTGCTGAAGTCAAAGAGCGCTGGCAAAGTTGTTGCGCTGTACCCAATCGACCCGTCGCGAGTGTCACCAAGAGTCGAAAACGGAGAACTCGTTTTCTACATTCGCACTGTCGCGAACCCAAGTCAAGAGTCAGCGAAACCGTTTGGCAACATTGAACAAGCTCGCCTGACCAGCAAAGACATTCTCTACATTCCAGGGCAGCTGCTGAACGACCCATACATTGGCGTGACTCCAATTGCTGTTCATCGTCACGCGCTCGGCAACGCAATTGCACAGCAAGAGTTCGCTGGCAGGTATTACAGCAATGATGGTTCGCCTGGCGGGATCATCAGTGTTCCGTCAGCGCTTACGAAAGAGAAGCGCGAAGAGTTGCGCGAAGCGTTTGAGGCTCGCCATCGCGGAGCCACTGCAGCGCATCGAGTTGGCATTCTCACTGGTGGCGCAACCTATGACACTGTGCCAATCAACCTTCGTGACGCAGCATTCATCGAGTCACAAAAAGCTCACGCTCAAGACGTAGCTCGCATGTTTGGGATTCCCGCAGGCATGCTTGACGCAAGCGATTTCAACCATGCGTCAACACCAGAGCAAGACATGAGTCGCTTCAGACTCAGGCTCACGCCTTGGCTTCGTCGAGTCGAAAGCGCGCTCGAGACTGACACTGACCTTTTCCCTGACGTTGACATGCCAGGCATGCCTGACGTTGATCCAATCGTTCGCTTTGACGCAAACGAACTTGTCAGAGCCGACCTTCAACAAAGGTTCACTGCTTACACGTCAGCAAGGCAAGGCGGCTGGATGTCAGCCAACGAAATCAGGCAAGCCGAAAACCTGCCTGCAGTCGAAGGCGGCGATCAGATCCAAGTCACGCCAGTTGGTGGAGCACCAAACCCTGACGCTGTCGACGCAACAGCTGCCGCAGTCATTTCTGACGATTCAACAACTGAAGTCGCTGTCGACATGGCAAACGCCTACACGGACTGACCACACCTTCAACACAGGAAGTCAAATGCTTGAAACTCGCAGAACAACAGTCGGAGATCGAGAGCTGCTGTGCGCTCCACTGACCAACATTGAAATTCGCGAAAGCGGAGCTGGAACCGACTACTTCACGCTCACAGGTCACGCTGCTGTCTTTGGTGACGTAGCGGACCTTGGCGCGTTCAGAGAAGTACTGCAACCAGGCAGCTTCCGTGACGCAATCGGCAGCAGCCTAGTTCACCTGCTTTGGAACCACGACGCAAACTTTCCGCTTGCCTCAACTGACAGCGGAACCCTTGACCTTGCAGAAGACGACACTGGACTTCGCGTCTGGGCAAGAATCCCAAAGGCACTTAGCTACGCGCCAGACCTTCGAACACTGATGGAAACAGGCATAGCTCGAGGCATGAGCTTTGCGTTCACGCTGCCAGCTGACGGCAGTGGTGAAACATGGATGCGCAGTGACGTAGAAGGCGAAGCGCCACTGCGCACAATCACTCGAGTTGAACAGCTCTACGACGTAAGCGCTGTCACTCGAGGTGCTTACAGTTCCCCAAGTTTCGCTATGCGGTCGGCTCTTGAAGAGGCGATCACGCGAGGCGCACTGTCGAATCTGGCAGAGGCCACAACCGACCCAGTCGCACAGACGAATGACTCTGTGGACGTTGCCGATGCCGCGATCTTTGATCGGACATTGGAAGAGCGAGCAAGTCGACTCGTCGCACTGAAGTCTCACGCTGACATTCGTCAGCGAGTCGCTGCAGCGCGCAACTAACACCACACCAATCAACGAGAGGAATCCGGCAAATGCCAGATCTTTCAGCAGTCGAAGCATCAGTACGCGATGCCTTCGCAGCTCTCGAAGAGGCAAACGAGGCCATTCAGGGCGCGGACACAACCGACGAGTCGGTTGACGTTGACGCTCTCGAAGCAGCGTTCGCTGACGCAGAGCGCAACCACAAGTCAGCAGTAGAGAAGCTCGAGCGCGCAAAGCGCATTGAGACAGCTCGCAACGAACTCCCAGTACAGCCAGTAGAGGCCAGCGCACCAGTTGCACCTGCAGCTCGCGCAGCAGTATCGGCTGGCACTGAGCCATTCGTCTACCGTGACGCGAACGAAGGTGGATCAACCAGTTTCTTTGGTGACATCTACAACGCTCGCAAGGGAGACTCCGCTGCAGGTGAACGCCTCGAGCGTCACCAGCGTCAGATGGCAGAGCAGCGCACCAACCTCAACAGCACTGACGGCACTGGCGGAGATTTCGTCATTCCCGTTTACCTGCTGAACCAGTGGCTGAAGCTTGCTCGCGCAGGTCGCCCGTTCGCGAACGCTGTCAACAAGCAGCAGCTTCCGCTTTCGACTGACTCAATCAACATGCCTCGTATCACTGGTGGCGCATCGGTTGCAGTTCAGACGGACGGAAACAACGTCAGTTCAACTGACATTACGACTGGCAACCTTGCAGTACCAGTCGTAACTGCTGCAGGTCAGCAAGACTTCAGTCGTCAGCTGTTTGACCGCACTGTCGCTGCTGGCACTGGGATCGACGGAATCATTGCCGACGATCTTCTGCGCGCTTACGCAACGCAGGTTGACTCGCAGGCACTGATCGGCTCTGGCGCATCAGGCCAGGCCAAGGGTATTCTCAGCGTCTCAGGCGTAAACGGAATTACCTACACTTCCGCTTCGCCGACACTTGCTGGTTTGTACGGCAAGATCGCTGACGGCATTCAGCAGATTCATACGAAGCGCTACCTGCCACCGACCGCTGTGATTATGCATCCTCGCCGCTGGGCATGGTGTCTCGCGCAGGGTGACAGCGCCAACCGTCCGCTCATCGTTCCGACCGCTGGCAATGTTCAGGCGTTCAACGCTGTTGGCGAACTCGGCACAATCGCAAGCGAGAACATCGTTGGCTCAATTCAGGGACTGCCAGTCATCGTTGACTCCAATGTTCCAACCGTAATGAGCGGAACGACGCTTACTGGTGGAGCACAGGACGCAGTCATCATCACTCGTCTCGAGGATCAGTTCCTGTTCGAAGACGCAGCACCGAAGGTGCGAGTCTTTGAGGAAACACTGTCTGGCTCGCTCCAGATTCGTGCGCAGGTCTACGGTTACTTTGCATTCACTGCAGAGCGCTACGCAGCATCAACCAGCGTCATTACCGGCACTGGCGTAACGACACCAAGCTTCTAGGCCTCAACCGCTTAGAAACACGTTTCGGCTAGTTCCTCCCTGGTCAGCCGAAATCGGGAACCTTGCTGCCAGCAACCATTGCTGGCAGCAGGGAACCCACTTTTACAATCTTCAAACCGCAAAGGGGAAACGTCGTGAGCGACGAACGCCTGCAGAACTACATCGCTGCGCTGCTTCGCGAGCGCGACGGCTACGAACGCTCCAACAACAAGACTGGCGTTGACGAAGTCAACGCAGAACTCACTCGAGTTGGAGCAACATCAGAAGTACCAGCGAAGCGCGCTGCAAAGCGTCCAGCGTCCGAGAAGGCCAGCTCAAAGCAGGAGCGATAAGCAATGGCTTATCCAGATCTCTGCACTAGGGATCAGGTCAGGTCATTCCTGCAGAAGCCCAGTGGTGACACTGCACAAGACGCAATCATCGACAGCCTTATCAGCAGGGCAAGTCTTGCGATCATGCGCTACACAGAGCGCGAATTCATCAGCTCAACGCCAGGCACTAGCGGTTCACCAGTCGCTCGAGTGTTCGAACTAGAACTGCAGAGACAGGGATTCCTCGACCTTGCACCATTCGATGCGCAGGCAAACACGATCACGCTTGTACAGCTCGACAGCGACCTTGACACGCCACGAACCTTGACCAGCGCCGAATGGCGACCTTGGCCAATTCCTGCAGCTGACGGAGTCACGTCAGCGCTTCGAATCATTCCAGTGTCGCTCGGTGGCTATCACAGGTTCAATGTTCGACAGGTCAAAGTCACAGCGCAATGGGGATTCCCGACAGTGCCAGTCGACGTAGTTCACGCTGCAGTTACGACCACTGCACTTTGGCTTAGACGTGAAGTTTCAGCTTTTTCAACTACGTTTCGACTTGACGAAGAGCGCGTCGAGCGTCCAGAGTCACTGCCCAGTCATGTTCGCGCAGCACTGAATCCGTACAGGCGAGCTGGGCAAGGCTAGTCAGTGGCTGGCATCTACGACGTAAAAGGCACAATCAAGCGTGACGTTCGAGCGCGAACGTGGCGAATCAGAATTCCTTCGATTGGCACTGATGTTGTCTTCACGCTTGACGACACCACAAACGAAGCATTCAGAGAGGCTCGCCGAAAGATCGTTAGAGATCTCAGAGCGGAACTTGTCAAAACTGGTGACGAAGTCATCTTGCCTGTTGCCAATGCTCGAGCAACTTACGTTCGAACGATCAGTGGCCAAGGTTCAGTCATTCGCAAAGGTCGCCAGAACGAAATCTATTTGACGACCAAGAAACGCGGTCGACTCAAAGACGCAGTCGGCTACATCGAATTTGGTGGCGAATCAAAGACTGTGATTGGGCCTGAAGTAATTGGCGCAAAACGCCAGGGCATTGACTGGAAGTCACGCAAACGCCGAATGAGTCGCAGCGACAAAACTCATGCTGGCGCAATCAGCATGCCTGACGGCCAAGCAAGACGCTGGGTCACGACCACACGCCATTTCAAAGGCAAGCACCAGCTCGCAGCCAGCGTGTACGGAACTCGCAACGAATTTGAACAGCTGCTCAGTCAACGCATCTTGCGTTACTTCGAAACAGAAGGATTCACTACGGAATGAGCAGCACGATTCTTCAACCAATCAACCAACTGATTGCCAACGTACTGACAAACCTGTCAGTCACACCAAGCGTCAAAGCCTATGCAACCGACCCAGGTTTGGCTGGCATCGACAGTCTCCCAGCTGCAGTCTGCGGACTACCAACCGTTCAACGAACAGAACCAGACACTGGCGAAAGCCAACTCGGTTCATACGACTGGAACATTCAAATTCCAGTCGTCTTGCTCTTTGACCTTGGCGACTCGGCAACCGCTCAAGCAGAAGCCTTGGACGTGCTCGAGGCATTCATCAAAGCAATTGACACAGCAGCTCTCAGTCAATCCGACCCGCTCATCGTCGACGCAAAAGTCACAAGCAGTCAACCAGGCGAAGTCGTTGACAACGCTCGACCAATGCTGACGTACGACTGCCAAGTTCACCTACTCCGTTACTCCAACTGATTCGAAAGGATCACCAGTGTCTGACACAAACAACGAAACAACTGTCAAAGAGCCATCGAAATCAGGTGACGTTGACAAGACCAAGCCAATTGGTGTGTTGCTTGACCTTGGCGCAGGTGCTCCGCTCAGTGCTCACACAGTAGTTGGCGTTCGTGGCCAGTACCGGCCAGACAACGCAGTGCCGATTGGTGGCGAAGGCGAAGTAAGCGTCGACGAGATCGAAACAGCAATCGCGGCTGGCGCACCTTTGAAGCTCGTCAACATCCCAAAGACTCAGGTTGACCAGTTGCGCGCACTGGCAGCTGAAGACATTGCTGCAGCTCGACGCGGAGCTGTCATCGCTCGCCAAGACGGGCCAGTTGGAGCGGAAGCAGCGCTACTCACTGAACACCTCAACGCAGTAAAGGACAACTAAACACATGGCTACCGGCTACCTACACGGCAAGTATGAACAGAACGGCGCATCGGACTACACGCCAAAGCCAGGAAACGAAATCACAACGCCTTCGTATTCGGGAAAGCTCATGTACTTCCCGATTCAGTCCGCAGTACCAAACCTGAACCCAAACCCGCTTGAACGCGACGACGAACTCAGGAACTACGACCAGCCCCTGCTGCGCGTTACCGACACTTACGATCCAACATGGAGCTACGATTCACGCGCTTACCCAGACCTGCTCGGTTGGCACCTCGCGCAGTTGCTTGGCAGGGACACCAGCAACGGTTACTCGGTAGCTGCAGGAGCTGCAGCAACTGACCTCGACGGAACCACTGCACTGGCAGCTGGCCAATACGCTCACACCTGGACCGCTCCGTTTGGCCCAGCTGGAGCGATTCCGCAAACGTCACAGCTGACGTTCGCTTACAAAGACCAGTCGACGTTCTACCAGATGAGCGGCTGCGCAACTGAGCAGCTCGAGATCGACACGCCAGACAGTGGTGGAGTTGGCCTCAAAGCACAAGGGCCAGGCCTGTACCTGAACAGTGTCACTGACCCAACGCTCACGCCAGCGTACGAAACCGTTGCTCGCAGGCCTTTCGTGCATGGCAACCTCGCAGTCACATACGCGGACACTTCAAGTGGTTACACGACAGCGAACGCTGGTGTCGCAAGCGGTTTCACTGTGCAGGCTTCGCAGCCAGTCAACGCAATTCGAACACTCGGTGTTTCGTCACAGTACCCAGACCGCATGGAAAAGGACGATGGCCCAGTCATGTTCAGTGGCTCTATCGCCAAGCGAAACCTCACTAAAGCTGACTGGGACGCGATGAAGAACCTGTCGACGTTCAAGCTGACAGCAAAATGGGTTTCAACTGACTATGTCACTGGCACGTCTGGCGCGAAGTATGGCCTTTCAATGACGTTCGCGAACGCGCAGCTTGTCGGTGGCTCCATTGACCCGCTCGACAACAAGCGCAGGCATGGCGCGTCATACAACTGGAACGCGGTCTATGACGGAACGACGGCATCAGTTGTCGTGAAGCTCGTCAACGCCACAGCAACTTACGCAGTCTGATCAACCAACCACCAGGGAGACCAATCAAATGGCCAGCATCGAAGCAGCACTAGCAGGAGAAACCGTCGACTTGCTCGGCGAGGCATACGAAACAGTTCCACGAACACGCTCCGTCACGCTTGCAGCAACCAAGCTCGCAACCGAACAGGGAATGATCTTGGAAGACGACAACGCCGACCCAGACCTGCAAGTCGAGTATCTCGCCAAAGTGCTGGCACTGCGATTGAAGCCAAAGAACGACAGTTCACCAACTGCTGACGTTCGGTTACTTGACCTTTGGAAGCAGGATCTCTTGAGCCTCGATCAGCTGTTTGGTTTGATCGAGTCAATGAGCGCTGAAAAAAACTGAACTTGGGCGGTTTGTTCGCCGCCCAAATCCCAGACCTCACTAGCGAAGAGGCCATCGACCTAGTTCTCTTGAGAAAGAACTACGGCATCAGTGCTCGAGAAGCGTATTTCGAAATTCCAGAATGGGAAGTTGAGCTGTTGCTTGCAGCGTTGCCTGAACGCAACGAAGCTGAACTCGACGAAGAAACCGAACCGCTTGACGATCCCTGGGCGGCTCCACCACAAGAACTCACAGACCTACTCGACTAACAAGAACGGACATTCTAAATGGCTGCTAAAGGCTCAGTGAAGTTCACGATTGGTGCTGACGCTAGTGGCCTTGGTCGAGGCCTTCGAGGTGCTGAAAAGCACATGAAGGCATTTGGTGATCGAGTCGAAGGTCTCGGCAAGTTTGGTGGATCTGGCCTTGGTGGAGTCGCCGCTGGCCTCGTCTCGATTGGTGGAGCTGCAGAGTTTGTGCGTCAAAGCGCGACAGCAACTATGGATCTTTACAAGTCAAGTGTTGCTCTGAGTCGAGTCACTGGATTTGACACTCAGACTTCATCAGCTTGGGTTCAGATCGCAAAAGAACGTGGCGTTAGTACTGAGACCCTGAGTCGCAGTTATACGACTCTCGCGAAGCAGATTCGTTCAGCGCAGCAGGGTGGTTCTCAGGCAACGAAGACGTTCGCTGCACTTGGTGTTTCTCAAAAGGATCTGCGCTCTGGTGACACTGCAGCGATCATGGCGAAGATCGCTGACTCGTTCAAGAGCCATGCCGATGGCAGCGGCAAGGCGGCTGTTGCAAGCCAGCTGTTTGGTCGCAGCTACTCAGCCATGCTCGGCATCATGAACAAAGGCAGTGGTGGAGTCAAGCGACTGGTTGACGAACAAATTCGTCACGGTGGAGTCTTGAGCAAGAATTCTCGCGATCTCGCAAAGGCTCGCGAGGCTCAGTTGCGTTTTGGTATGGCAATGGAGAAACTGAAGGTCACGATTGGCCAGGCAGTATTGCCATACATCACGAAGCTCAGTGACAAACTCAGCGCTTGGCTGGACAAAGCAGGCAACAAGAAAAAGGTTGACGAGCTAGTCGGTTCGTTCTCTCAACTCGGCAGGCAAGCTGTCGCTATTGGAAGTGCTCTGCTTCCAGTGATCAACCGTGTCGGCAAGTTTCTTGGCGCGCATCCTGGCCTAGTAAGACTCATTGGTGACATTGTCGCCTTCCGAGCTGCAGTGAAACTCATCAGTTTCGCGGTTCCGCTCAAAGGATTAGGCAAGTTTGCTGGCAAGGTTTTGGGCTTGAAGTCGGTTGGCGTTCGCGCTGGCGCAGGCATGGCGGCTGGCATCGCATCAAGGTTTCCAGCGCTTGGTAAATGGATGGCATCAGCGTTCGAAAAGCTTGGTGCTCAAATGGGATGGCGGTTTGCAAGCACGTTTTCAGCAATGCTTCGAGGCAACAAACTTGCTTCAGCTGCTGGCGGAGGTGGATTGCTCGCAGGCATTTGGGGCGCAGTCAAAAAGGTTGGCAAGGTTGCTGTTGGAGCAGCGACTGGTGCTGCTGGCCTTGTCGCTGCAGGAGCTGCAGCATTCGGCCTGACGTTTGACAGTTTCGCTGACGATGGCACCGATAAGGAAGCTGGCCTCGAAGCTGACTATCAAGCGTTCAAGCGCGCTCGAGGAATGTATAACGGCAAGCGCTATGCCAGCTATGACCAGTGGCGCAAAGCTAAACGCGCTGGGTCACGCGCTCGCCGCGCAGCAGGATCTAGCGTTAGTGGTTCGATGCCTGAGCTGCCTGACTTCACTTTCAGCAGTGGTTCATCAACTCCAGCTGCATCAAAGACAGCCAAGCCAAAGACACCAAAGCACAAGTCGCCAGATCACATTTTGGCTGCAGCTCAAAAGCTTGCTGGATGGAGTCACAAATACGACGAGAAACTCAGCAAACTGAGTAACAGTCTTTGGGCCAAAGGCATTGACCCGAACTCGCCAGCTGGCCTGTCGCAAAAAAGCAGTGTCTTGAGTGAGGCTGCTGCAGCATGGCCGAAAGTCAGAGGCGCGCTTGCAACATTGGCAAAGCAAGCAAACGACGGAGATCATCACGCGACTCTCGTCAAGATCCATGACTACATTCATCGAGGCGATCTGAAGCAGCTTGAGTACAAAGCGCACCTCGGGCAAGCCAAATCAAAAATAAACGCCTCAAATCCTGTACCGAAGGCACCTTCGATCAGTGGCGCGCAATTGTCGGAAGAGGCTTTCATTCGAGCAGCGTTTGGAACTGGTGACATTGGCAGTGGTGGCATGAACGCCTGGCTTGCAGCTGGTGGAGTTCCAACTGGCATGAACGCTGTTGCTGGAAGTAACTCGGTCAACATAAACATTCAGAGTCTGCATCCAGGCGATGGTCAAACGAAGGCGGCAATCGCTAACGCGGTTGTCGCCTCTTTGCAATCCCAGAGCAAGGTTTATCGACCCAGAACGAAGGCTAAGTAATGCAACTTACAATCACGACGAATGCGGTCAATCCGTCAACGCTGCTGCTCGCTGACGGCACTTCAACGAATCCGTTTGCACTTGTTGCTGACGCTCTCGATTGGGGAAACTCGCAGTTCACACACACCTACTCTGGACCTCGAGGAACACAAGGCTCACGGCCAGGCAATGGAATCCCAGAGAACCGAACTGTTACGTTGCCGATTCGCGTTTATGGAATCCAGTCTGGGTCAATCACTGCAAAAGACGCGCTCGCAGCGAACCTCAAAACACTAAACGCGATTGTCGATGAGCTGCGTCGCTTTGGTGGAAAGCTGACGTGGCAGAGCGGCGGTCAGTCATACCGACAGAACCTTGAGGTCTTGGGTACTGACGGAACTCAGATGAACACTTGGAACAACCGTGCTGAAACTCGCAGCATCGCTGCAGTGAATGTTCAACTCGTTTGCGCTCCGTTCGCGCTCGGTGATCCAATGGACATCAACGACCCGACCTTCGCAACGTATGCAACTGACTATGTCATTGACGGCTCTGGCGCATTTGCGAACCTCACAAACACTGGTGGCAAGCTGAAAGCCACAGCCAACACAAACGTTGAGCACAGACTGATCTATTCGTCTCGAGGCTATTTGCTCGGTGACTCTGAAGTCACAGTCAAAGCAATGATCGGATCAACGCTTGCCAGTTGGAAAGCAGGCGCAATTCTTTGGCGCACTAGTTCTACTGACTACGTCATTGGCTACGTCGACGACAACGGAACGAACAGCAGGCTCAGAATTGACCAGGTAACTGCAGGCGCGACAACAAACCGCGCAACCGTAAACCTTGGAACACGCCTGTCGACAAACGCAACTCTTTACGTTCGAACTAGGACTGAAGGCACAACCGTTTACGCAGAGCACTGGTCAACCGCTCCGACACCAAACGGAACACCGACAACGACCACGTCTTGGACTGCAGGAAGCGCATGGGCTGCAACGACGTTTACTCAAGGCGCAGTCGTCACTTACAACGGTTGCCAGTACATTGCCGCATCAGCGACTGCAGCAACTGACGTGCCTTCCGGCTCCACGTCGTCGACAAGTAAATGGCTGTACTTAGCTGGGTTGACTGGATTGTCTTTCACTCCACAATCGACGACAGCCGAAATTGACGTTTTTACAGTCAGGCCATTCACCTACACAAAGCAAACACTCCCCAAGAAACTTTCACTCAACGGAGCGATTCCAGGCGACGCTCCAGCACTGGCCAACATTGAAGCGACGACTGCTCAAGACGCGGCATGGGTTTTGTTTGGTTGGTCGTCAACGTCTGCAGCAACGACACTCTCAAGCAGTCCAACGCCTCGAGCACCATTCTTTGTGTTCAACGGAACAGACGACGATTCCACTGCTCGATCAGGTTGGACAACAACCAGCGTTACGTCAATCACGAACAACTCTGTTTGGTCATCCTTGACGACGTATCGAGCACGTTGGATTCTCGATTCAAGCCTGCTGCCAACCGATGAGTACTCGGACGGAGACAGAGCGCTCGAAATTTGGGCATTGGTTTTGACTGACACGTCAACGAAACTGGTGTCGCCAACACTCGTTACCAGTCTGCAGAGCAAAGACGGTTACGGGCCAATTAGGTACACCGATGAATGGGGAACTGCTGGACGCACAATCCCTGTCTTGAACTCAACAGCTGTTGCAGCTGGGTATCGCTGGACTCGACTTGGAACGATTCACATGGCAAACAGTCCAGCCAGAGAAATGGCACTGACGATCACTGGAACTGCAGCCGCTACTACGTCAACGACAGCCACTTGGGGCATTGGCAAAGTCTTGGTCTTGCCAGTCAAGCAACGCGCAGCACTGCCAACCGCAAAGTCAGCCATTGAGTTTGGCGTTGACAACACGTTTGCGAAATGGTCGCCAGCACCAACAACCACGAACTACACGATCACGACCGCATACTCAGCTGGTCAAATCGTCGTTTTTGGAACCTCAACCAGTTACTCAGCTGGAGTTACGACATACGTTTCAGGTTCAACGTACACGGCTGGCAGTTACGTTCAGCAAGGCGGTTTCCTGTACAGCGCTGCGCAGGCAGTGCCAGTGTCAACTCCGCCAAGCGGAGCTGCAACATCGACGGCTTACTGGACGTACCTTTCAACGCTCACTGCGTCGCAGGGAAACACTGTGTATCGCGCCAAGAATGCGATCACGTCTACGACGCAAAAAGGCACTTTGCCAGCAAACAACCCAACTGACTGGGAACCATTTGAGATGACTCGAGTTGTCCAGTCAGATCTCGGAACGATCAGCTGGCAACCAACCGTCAACACTGCAGCACTGAATGACAGAAGCGTTGGTGGAGCATTGCTTGAGCTGCCACCAGGCGCAACAGACATTGTCACTGCATTAGCAAAAGTCATTCCCGACGACCCAGCCGCAACCATTGCGATGGAAGACACGCTCAACCCATACGTCGCGAGCATTCACGTCGCAGTGACACCTCGCTTCGACCAGTTGCGAACAGTGAGCTGAACACTGTGAAAGACGCAGTCATCAGGATTCAAGCTCAAGACGGAACTTGGGAACACATCGGCGGAGACCGCTCCAGTGGCATCGTTGCTGAACGCCTGCAGTTGTCGGCAAACAGTTACGGGCCAGACACTGCCAGTTTCGAACTGCACAGAGACCCGGCTGCAGCATGGCCAG